ACAGATATTTTTGAACAGGGATGTTGTTGTGACATAAGCAAAGATAATTATAATGATGGCAAGCTTATAAATAGTCAGCGCGAAGGATTTATATTTTTGGGCCAAGATAAGAATGGAAAAGTTATTAATTATAAGCAGGAAAAGTTGAATTGAATTTTATTCTTTTTCTTTGAATAACAAAAGTATGATTATTATGTGGTATCTAAATTTTAGTTAAAGGAGTTTGTTTATTTATGAATAGACCTGAGCTTGTAAAGGCAGTTAGTGAAGATTCTGGTATTTCTCAGAAGGATACTAATGCTGTTATTAATTCATTTGTAAAAACAGTTGGTGATGCTCTTGCATCTGGAGACAATGTCAAAATTTCTGGTTTCGGCACATTCAAGAGAAATCATTATAAGGAGCATATTGGTCGAAATCCTAAAACTGGTAAAGCAGTGAATGTACCGGATAAATATGTGCCTGCGTTTAAGGCGGGTCTGCTTTTAAAAGAGGCTGTAAAATAGTATGGAAGAAATTAGTACCATTTCGTATGGCGATATAGATGAATTTATTGATGAAATTTTTAATCGTGCTTTTTCTGAGTATAGTTCAGTAACTGTGGTTGGTGATACTGATTTTACAGTTGAAATATTATCAAAATTGTTTGCATTGAAAAATACATTTTATCCTTATGACATTTCAATTAAATCTGATAATTATGGTTTATATTATGTGGATATAATGGATAGTGGAAAGGTTTATTGCGAACCGGTTTTTAAAAATGGCAAGATTGTATTAAGCGATTCTCCTCTTACATATATTCAAAATACTGTTTCAAAAGGTGTATATCAATATTTTGGAGATGGTACTAAAATTGTGTTTGTGATTAAAAGGTAATTTTCGTTACGGCAGGTTGCACTGCCGTATATATGCAACTGTTGGGCGCATGAACCCGAATGTTGCAAATGAAGCGCTTCTTTTACGTGTGTCTGATTGTCGCCAACCAGAGGCGTCTCATAAATATCTGAGTCTTGCGATTGTAAGTCTTGGCGTCCCGGAAAGACGGGAAATTTGCCAAAGTCAGGGACAGCGTGGGACTTCCATGGCCCACAACGCGGTTCAACTCCGCTAATGGCACCTCCACTTTGCCGGGGACGGTTGTATGTTGCGGCCGCACAACAATAAAAAGCGGCAATATGCTGGAATAATTCAATTGGTAGAATACCTGTTATATAAGCAGGATGTTGAGGGTTCGATACCTTCTTCTGGCTCCAATGCGGTATTTGCCGCAAATTTTATATTTCAATTTTGGAGGTATATTTTTATGAATATTTTTGATGATTTTGTTTTTGGTGATTTTTGTGATCCGTTTTTAGGGAATGTAAGTTCTTTGAAATTCTTTTCAAACAATACGCAAGATCAGCATCCAATTAGTATTCAAAAACTTGCAAATGATGATAAACTAGTTGATAAAGATCATACGGTTTATAGAATTTCATGCCGGTCTGTTGGTGTGTCTCCAAGTGATGTTTCTGTCGAGATTGATGGGAAAACACTTTGGATTAAAGGTGAAACTGATAATAAAGATAGTGAGTATAATTTTAAAGTAGGCTATACTATTTCTGATGATTTAATTGGTCAAATTGATCAAGTAAAATTTAATTCAGCAAATGGGATTACATATGTCTATTTGTTTGTAAAGAGAAATAATCCGAATATTAAAATTGAGAGAATGTAAACTGGACTATCTTTAATGAAAAATGTTGGAATGCTATATTATATGGCATTCCTTTATTTATGTAATTGCGGAGGTAAAGACTTAGTGATTGCATGATAGAAGAATTATTTTATTAAGCAATAATTTATACAGAAAGGAGTGTTTACCATACCAATTAAGTCTAAAACTGTTCCAAAGAGAAAATCTAAAGTAAATAATAAATATGTTTGCCAGTGTTGTGGTGTTTCTAAAAGTGAAAGTAATTTTTATAAAAGTCAATGGACAAAAGTTTGGAATGTATCTGGTAGACATGTCCTTTTTTGTAAAAACTGTATTGATAAGCTTATGAAAGAATATACAAATAGATATGGAGAACAAACTGCTTTAGCAATATGTTTGGCTTTATTGGATATGCCATTCTATCCTACTCTGTATCGAAGTATAATAATGAATAATTCATTTTTTAATATAGGATTATATATTCGTTTGCTTAATGGCAAGCAGTATAGATTTAAATGTTTTGCTGATTCAATTGTCGAACATCAATTATCAAAATCTGATGAAGAAGTTAAAAAAGAAGTTGAATCTAAATGGAGCAAAACAGATAAGCAAAATATGAAATTCGCTATTTCTGTAGTTGGTTATGATCCATTTGATAATTGTGGTATGACAGATAATGATAGAAAATATTGTTTTAATATTTTAGCAGGATATTGTGATGATAATAGTGTTCAAGATGATGGGCACAAAATACAATGTTTTATTCAGATTACACAGTCGCAGTTGCAATGTAGAAAAATAGATGAAATGATTAACTCTGAGTTATTACTTGCCAATCCAGATGGTGCGAGAATTAAAAATTTTACAGATACAAAGACTAAACTACTTGATAGTATTAATGCAACTGTAAATAAAAATCATTTACTTGCGGATTCAAAGAATAACTCTAAAGGTAAAAATACTTTGTCTGCTAAAATTAATGAACTCACAAGAAATGGTTACGAAGATATGAAAGTTAATCTATTTGATATAAAAACATGCGAAGCTATGAGACAAGTTGAAGATTTAAGTAATAAAAGTATTATGAGTCAGGTAAATTTGGATTCAAATGCTTCTACTGAAATGTTGAAAGAACAACGTGAGCTATTACTTGATTATGAAAATAAAGCAGATACTTTGCAAGAAGAAAACAGGAAATTGAAAAATGAATTATTGAGTTTAACAAGTAAAAAGAAGTAGGTGATATAAATGGATTTTTATGCACCTATGACAAAACGGGAGCTTAGTCAAAGAAAATTAGAGGAGTGTGCAAAACTTTCTAAAATAGTTCAGTTAGGTAGGCAAAATCCAATTTGGTTTAGTGAGGAATTTTATGGAATTAAGTTAATGGATTACCAAAAATGGTGTTTTATGAAGAGTTGGGCGCGCCCATATGTTGTTTGGCTATGTTGTCGTGGTGCAGGTAAAACAACATTATTGGCTGTGTTTTTGCAAACTAAAATGTTATTAATTCCTAATTACAAAGTATATATTAGCACTAACTCAGCTCAGCAGAGTTTTGAGGTATTTGATAAGATTAAAAATTTAGCGTTGCAAAGAATACCATCTTTTCAAACAGTTACAAATATTTTTGCAAATGAGGTTGATACGTCAACAAGTGATACTGGATTTTTGCAAGATCCTGCTGGACATAGATTCAGGCTGTATAACAATTCTGAATTATGTACTCTTTCTACAAATTTATCTGCTATAAGAGGTAAACGTGGTTCTGTTTATTATGATGAGACTGCATGGCAAACAAAAGAGCAGATGGCTGTAACTGAAAATTTTATTAATGTTGATTCAAACTTTAAACTTGGTACAAATAAAGTAAAATATTATGAACCTATTCAAATGCCATTACAGTTGTTATTTGCATCTTCTGCTGGAGATGTTACATATCCGTTTTATGAACGATATTCAAGTTATAGTAAGAAAATGATTGAAGGAAATCCTGATTATTTTGTTTGCGATTTAAATGTAGATACTATTTTTAATCATTCAACTGTTGACGGTATAAAGATAAAATCTCATTTGACTAGAAACCAAATTGACAAGTTGATAGAGGATGATCCGGATGCGGCTGAGCGAGAACTGTATAACAAATTTAGACATGGTGTCGGGCAGAATGCTGTTGTAAGGATGGAAACAATTATAGCAAATTCTTATGTTTATATACCTGAGTTTTATAATAAGAATAAAGAGCATTATATATTTTGTTATGATCCGGCACGAAATTTCGATGGTAGCATTTTAGGAATTTTTAAAGTCATAGATGATAAAAAAGTTGGTTTTAAGCTTAGACTTGTGAATATGATTTCAATGGTTGATACAGGAACAAAAAAGAAAACGCCTTTGCCTATGACTGAGCAATTGCCTATTATAAAAAAGCAATTGCTCAATTTTAAAGGTGATCGTTGTGCTGAATGGGAAAATATTGATTTTTATATTGATGCCGGCGCTGGTGGAGGTGGTATTTCTGCTGTTGCGGATCAACTAATGCCAGACTGGATAGATGACAGTGGTGTTAAGCATCGTGGAATGATTGATCCTGTGCATAAACAATATGAAACTTCTCGCAATAAATATACAAATGCCGCACCTATAATTCATTTGATAGAACCAGAGAAATATCAAAAAATAATTTATAGTGCATTGGAGAAAATGACGCGATTAAATCTTATTGAGTTTCCAGAATATGATAATAAGGATTTTCTGTTATTGGAAAAAGACAATGGTGAAAAATATGAATATAAATTATCTTCTGATGAACAAATGGCATTAGTTCAATGTAATTTGGCAAAGAATGAAATGGTGTATATGTGTAGGACTGATACTCAAAACGGTGGAGTTCAATATGAGTTAGCTAAGGATAAAAAAAATAAAATGCATGATGATAGGGCTTATGTTACAGCTATGGCGGCCTATGCTCTTTCGCGTATTAGGCGTAATGATTTAGTGTCTAAACCTCAAGAGAAGAGTTATAAAGATGTTCCATATTTTGTTTCAGATATTAAATTTTGACTGAAGGAAGGTGATTGATTGGCGAAAAAAAAAGATGAAAAATTTAATGTTATTTTAAAATCAGATGTTGATGATCTGAATGGTAATGAAGCTACCATAATTACAACTGCGCAAGACAAAATTAAAAAAGTTGCTGATAAAAAATATATAGAATCATTTAATAGCTATGATCCTATGAATAATCGTTATGCTTCATTGCTTGATTTGGCAAATGATAAAGGATTGTCATCTATTTCTTTTAAAGAAATGAATAGGCTTGCTATTAATCCTCAGTCGCATATTGAAGATATTGAAGAAATTAATAGTGTTGTTAGACAATATATTAATAGAGACGATATAATTGGAAAAACATATGAAACGATTGAAAGTAATGTAAATACTTCATATCGTATTTCGTATAAAGATTTTTCAGATCATCGTAATAAGAAAAATATATTAAATAATGCAAAGGATATTATAGAAAATTTTAATAATTCAATTAATGTGAAATCTCTTATTCGTAGTATAGTTCCTACTACTTATGCAGAGGGAAATTATTTTATGTATCTACGTCATGAAAATAATAATTATATTGTTGATTATTATCCGATTGGAATTGTTTTCATAAGTGATTATGAAGCAAATGGAGAACCATATTTGATTGTAGATATGCAAAAGCTTATAAATAGTATTACATCTAATAGAATGACAAATAGGCTTGGAAAGTCATTATTTTTTAATAGTTTAGATGAAGAAATAAAGAAAACATATCCTGCCGAGATTTATAATGCTTATAAGAATAGAGAAAAATATGCTGTTCTTGATATTAGATATAGTGGTGTTATTCGCACTAATAACATGAATCGTAAATATGGATTAACCCCTATATTCCGTGCTTTGAAATCTGCTATTATGCTTGAAACCTTTGATTACACGGATCTTATTAATTCTAAAGCTAAAGCTAAAAAAATAATTCACCAAACAATGCGTAAAGAAATCATGGGAAATGAATATAGTCAAAAGGGTCTTGAGGATACAGCATATGCTCATGACAATTTAATGCACGCATGGAAACAGCCAACTGTTATTGTAACAACGCCACCTTCTGTGGAAAGCATTGAGTATGTAGAACCTAATACAGAAAATGTCAACTCGGATACTATTCAGCAATATAGGAATCGTGAGTTGTTGTCTCTTGGTATTACATTTTTAGCAAGTGATAAAGGGCAGACTGTTACCACTGCAAATGTTTCTATTAAAGAACTTGTAAAGACGATTGATAAGATTACAGAACAGATTGCTATGGTACTTAATAAATGGTATAAGGTTGTTCTTGCTGATAATGGAATTTCTGAAGCTTATGCCCCTACCGTATCAATTGGCAGTAGTGAAGAACTTAGCTTGGAAATGAAACAAGAACTTACTGAGTTTTTATTCTGTAAACTTGGATGTTCATATGATACTGCTTATTCTCTTATGAATATTAATGTAAATGATGAAAAGCAAAAACGTGTCAATGAGAATGAACAAGAATTTGAGAATATATTTAAGCCACGTCCAAATAGTTACACTTATACTGATAAGGCAGAAGAACCGAATGAGGACAATGAGGGTGGCAGACCAGAAAGTAATCCTGATGAAAATAAGAAGGTTTATGATAAAACACGTAATAAAGCAAAGGATGGCAAAACATAATGCATGAGTTAGTGATTTGTTGTCCTAATTGTAAATCATCCATTGTTGTTTATATTAACGATGATTTTAGCATATGTGAAATAGATTATAAGAAAAATGATACGCATAGATTTAAAACTGGAAGAGTTATGTTTGGTTCTTATAGAAAGAAGGTGATTAAAAATTGAGAAGCAATAAGATAGTTCTTTCAAATAAATCAACGATCAATAGCTTTGATGAAAATGAGACATTTCTTACAGCCAAGTTTTTAGTGTGTGATTTTAGCGTGAACCGTAATGGTGTAATGTTAAATAGAAGGACAATTAATAATTGGATTAATACTCTTGTTGGACAGCCCGTATTAGGTAAACTTGGCGTGTATGATGATAATGGTCAGATAGTAGATTTTACAAGTCATAATGATATGATACAGATGCGTCAAGATGAAAATGGGAATATTTATTCTACTGATGATTTTGATACATGCGCAATTGGTGTATTTACAGATGTTTCTATAAAAGAAATTAACGGGAATGAATGTATTATCGGAACGGCGCATATCTGGAAGCGATTCCATGATTTTTGTGCGGTATTAAAACGTCGTGCAAGTGATGAAAGTAAACCTGTAAATACGTCATGGGAGATTTTAGTTAAAGCATCACATAATACAGTTATAGGTGGCCAGCTAGTTGAAATAATTGATGATGGTGCGTTTTTGGGACATTGCATTTTATCGCAGATTACTGAACCTGCGTATCCGAATAGCCGGCTATTATCAGTTGCAGCTAAAAAAGATATTGGGGATTATGAGTTATTTGATGCGTTGAAGAGAGATGTAAGTGTATTGAGAACTAAACAAATTGCAGAATCATCAGATGGAGTAGTGCCCAAGAATATTTCCACTAAAAAAGCAGATGAAGATACTACTTGGACGGCCCCTACCCTATCTGATTTTACTGATAAAAAATGGAGCGAACTTACAGATGATGAGAAAACTAAAATTGCAGAACATTATGCTTGGGCTAAAGCAGTGCCGCCTGATAAATTTAGCGATTTAAAGTTACCGCATCATCAAGCAAGCGATGGTAAAGTTGTTTTGCGTGCTGTAGAAAATGCGTCTGCGCGTTTAAATCAAACAGATATTCCAGGTGGTATTGTAGATAAGGTTAAGTCTCATTTGGAGGCGCATTATCATCAGTTTGATAAGAAAGCTCCGTGGGAGGAGGATTCAAAAATGAAAAATGACGATAAGCCAGAAACCACAGCAAGTGATAATACTACTGTGGAAAGCAATAAATCAAAAGTAAAAGTTTCAGAACTGACAGATCATGATATTCATAAGAAATTATATAATGTCATTGCAGATAAACTTAATTGTAGCCTTTATGACATTAATATTATTTTTGTGATTCCTACTACAAATACTGTTTGGGTACAACGTTGGGGCGATGATGATCTTTCAGTTAAAATCTTTACGTACACGGTTGACGGTAAGAATAATACCGTTGCGGTAAGCGATCCTGTTGATGGTAAACTTTCTGTAAGCGTTGGCGAAATTAATGATACTGTCTCGGATTATAAGGATCAGATTGACAAGCTAAATAGTTCTATCGTAAAAGTAAATAGCACTATACAAGATCTTAATAAACAGGTTGCAGAATTAAAGCCATACAAAGAAGCTGCTGATCAGGCAGAGGCCAATAGAATTGAAGCAGAAACAGTTAAGAAACGCGATGATATGAAAAAGTATGCGCTTAACAGTGGTCTTATTTCTAAGTCTGAACTTGAATCTGATAAGAAAATTAAGATGTGCATCGACAATGTTTGTAAAAAAGATTTGGACAGCATCATTGCTGATAGGTTTATTAAATCGCTTGATAAGAAGTCAAGTGTAGAAACTTCATCTAAAAAGACTGAGGTTACAAATGTAAAACATATAATTTCTGATGTGTCAGAGAAAGATCCTAATTCTAATAATGATGAAGATTATGTTGAAATCATGTCTAAATATATTAATGGTTAATTTTTTGAAGGAGGAATATTATGCTTAGAGATATTATGACTAATACAGGCAAAGTTGCTGATGCAACTTATTCTGCTGGTACTGATCTGGTTCGTGGAATGGTCGTTGTTAAATCCAATGGGAAGACCGCGTTTGC